GCGGCCGACCTTGTGGCCATTTACTCGTCGAACAACGGGGATGCCCGTAAAGCATCCATGTCAGTTGTTGCGTCCTTTATCCGATCGCTCATTACCGTGAGCGACGACAAGATTACGCAATATACCGCCCCCAGCGCGACGGGCTTCTCCGTGCAAGTCAATAACGGCGGGCAAAATGTGTGGCTGGTGCTGACGCCGACCGGCGGTTTTGCGGCAGGCACTTTGATTCTGCCAGCCCTGGCCAATGTGTTGGAGCATCAAGAGATTTTGGTGAACTGCACGCAAGTAATTACCGCCTTGACGATCAACGGTAACGGCGCGACCGTTACCGGGGCTCCGACAGCGTTGGCTGCCAATGGATATTTCCGTCTCCGCTTTGATGCCGTGACGTCTACTTGGTATCGTGTGGGCTAAAAGGAGCAGTTAAATGTCATATCGTCGCGTCATACCACAACTAATTGTTGGGACTATCAATGCCAACGGGCAATCCGTTTCGGCGTTCGTTGAAAACTACTCTACCGTCGCCATGAGCATGGTAGCGGCATCATTGGTTGGGCATACGATAGTTTTTGAAATTTCCAACGACGCCAAACTCAATCCAGACACTGGAGAATGGGACGGCACATCCGGCACGTGGTATAGCGTATTGGCGCAGCGCACTAGCACTGTGACTCAAGAAGCTTGGGGAACCTCCTTGGCGGCTACGCCTGCATACGGCTGGATTGTCCCGGTCGTTGGTTGGCGCTTCCTCCGCGTTCGTGCCACCGCCCATACCAGCGGCTCCGCTACTTGGACTCTCTTGTCAGACGACAGCCCTGCTGCCCTGGCGCCAAATAACGGCACCGTTAACGTTACCGCACTTCCGGTGGGCAGCAACCTTATCGGGGACGTCGGTGCTCAAGTCCGCGCAACGTCCGGCGGTATCTCCACGGTGGCCCGCCTGCCGACCGCCGCCGCAAGTACTAACGCCACAAGTGTGAAGGGGTCTGCAGGACGTGTCTATTTCGTCGACTGTGTCAATGCTTCCGCAGCAATGCGCTTCCTCAAACTCTACAATAAAGCCACGGCGCCAACGGTTGGTACGGATACACCTTTTGCCACTTTTGCTATTCCGGCGGGGCAGCGACTGTCTGTTAATTGGGCGGATATCGGCCTATACCTGAGTGCCGGCATTGCTTATGCGTTTACGACCGGCGCACCTGACGCTGACACGGGGGCGCTTACAGCCAACGACATCGTCGGGCTCAATGTCGGGTACAGCTAAGCTATGCAGATACCCATTCTTAACGGTATCTACACGGACACCGCCGGAGACTTCCGGACGTTGTACCCGTGCAATCTTATGCCGGTACCAAAGAAACAAGGCATTTCCAACGGCTATTTACGTCCGGCCGATGGCATCGTGGCTTTTGGCTCCGCTGGCCCTGGCGTCGACCGTGGCGGTATCAATTGGAACGGAATTTGCTATCGGGTCATGGGTTCCAAGCTGGTGAGAGTCGACGACGACGGCTTCATTACGATCATTGGGGACGTTGGTTTTTCTTCCTCCCCTGTAACCTTGGATTACTCCTTTGACCGGCTGGGTATTTCGTCCGCTGGTAGCCTTTATTACTATGACCGTGTTACGCTTACCCAAGTCGCCGACCCGGACTTGGGTACCGTCCTCGACTTCCTTTGGGTCGACGGGTATTTCATGACAACCGACGGCACTTCCTTGGTCGTTACGGAGTTGACGGACCCGTTTAGTGTCAACCCATTCAAGTACGGAAGCGCGGAAGCTGACCCGGACCCAATTAAAGGGCTCCTTAAAATTCGTAATGAGGTGTACGCCGTCGGCCGCTACACCATCGAAGTTTTCGACAACGTTGGGGGTTCCCTCTTCCCGTTCTCCCGCAATGCTGGTGCGCAAATGATGCGTGGCGCAGTGGGAACATATGCCGCATGCGCTTTCACGCTTACAACCTATGCCGGCGTGGCTTTTGTGGGCAGCACCCGCAACGAGCCTCCGGCCGTCTGGTTTGGAGTTAACGGCATAACGACGCAGCTATCGACGCGGGAAATTGACACGATTTTGCAGGATTACACGGAGGCCCAGTTGGCGACCGCTGTCCTGGAGCCCCGGGTCGACAAGAATCACGCCCTCCTCTATCTGCACTTGCCCGACCAAACGTTGGTTTATGATGCTCGCGGATCCGCTGCCGTAGGTGAGCCCGTTTGGTTTACGCTGTCTTCAGGGCTGATTGGCCTGGATACCTACCGTGCCCGGTATCTTACCTGGTGTTATGACAAATGGATTTCTGGCGACCCGACAAGCAATACGCTTGGTTATTTCGTTGATGACAGTTCGCACCATTATGGGGACGTGGTCGGCTGGGAATTCGGGACGGTTGTTATCTACAACGAGTCTGCCGGCGCCATCTTCCACGAGGTGGAGCTAGTCGTTATCGCCGGCCACGTGTCCGCCAACGTTGACCCCACGGTATGGACTTCCTACAGCCTGGACGGCGAGACGTGGAGCCAGGAGCGCCCCCGCACCGCCGGGCGCCAGGGTCGCCGTAATGTCCGCGTGAGTTGGTTGCAGCAAGGCAGCATGCGGAATTGGCGTATCCAGAAATTCCGCGGCACCTCAGATGCCCATTTGACTGTTGCCCGACTGGAGGCGCAGGTGGAAGCTCTGGCGGTATAACATGGTCCAAAAGTTAAGCCGCCTGCAACTTCAGCAATTTTTGCCCAACCACGAAGCGATCAAAGCCTTCGAGGCGCTTTTCGATTACATGGGGCAAACCAGCCCTGACAATTTCAACGAAATTTATGCGCTAATTGGCTCCATGCGTCGACAGAACGTGGACGCAGTGCTCAAGCGCTTGGATGATCTGGAGGCAGCAGTCGGCCGTAAAATAAGCCTTACGGACGTCAACGCCAGGTTGGACGCGCTGGAGGCCAGCATTGCACGGTCGGTAAACTTGGCACAAATCCACCAACGGCTTGACGATATTGCAAACTTTTTGGGAATTTGATTATGGCGCTCACTTTCGGCAAGCTTTTTGCTTCCAAGCAAGTTAATAATGCCGCCGTCGACACACTTTTGACCGTACCGACGAGCCCTGCAACCAGTGTGCTACGCAACGGCCGCGTGCGTTTCGCCAATACAACGGGCACGGCGGCCACCATTAAGGGATGGGCGGTGCCTGCTGCCGGTGCGGCCGGCGACTCAAATGTCTTTTTGCCGACCGTATCTGTACCCGCTAATGGCTACGTCGACGTCGACGTGCCCGCGATGGCTGCCGGGGATATTCTGCAAGCTCAGGCCGGCACAGCATCCGCCATTACCGCCTCCTGCATCGACGGTTTCATTCAGAGCTAGCCGGCAGGCCCGCTAATTCCATTTGGTATGGGGTCACGTAACGTGCAATAATCGCGGGAGCTGAGTACCTTTTGCGCGTCCGGCCGCGCCCTACCCTGAAAAGGAGATACCCCGTGAAAAACTTTTTGCGCATTGCTTCCGGCGTTGACACCGCTACGCTACTTCTCGCCATCCATCGCTTGGCCAAAATGGGCGAAATTTGGAAAGAGGACACTTACTTGCGGGATTATCCCCAAGGCCCCTTTGGCGACACGGAAAGTATCATCTTGCGTTTTCCGCCGCGCTCCGTGCATGAGACGGAGGAAGCGTTGGCCGTGCACCTTGCCAATTTCGATCAACACGAATGCAAGGATTACCCGGTGTTCAAGCAAATTCCGGAAGCCCGCGGGCTTATCTTCAACCTCATGGCCGCCGTCCAAGGCGAACGCCTGGGGCGCTGCATCATCAACAAGCTCAAGCCGGGCGGCCAGATTTACCCGCACCCGGACACCGCCGCGCACGCTGAGTATTATGACCGTTTTCATATCGTGCTGCAGGCCGGCGCCGGCTCTCTCTTCACGTGTAAGGACGAGCAGGTCAACATGCGCACCGGTGAAGTGTGGTGGTTCAATAATCGCCTTACTCATGACGTGGTCAACAACAGTGCGGAGGACCGCATTCATCTGGTCGTTGACATTCGCACGAGCAAGCCATCATGTTGAGTGCCCAAATCGAATCATTCACGGAGCGGTTGGGGGAATTCCGGCCGCTTTTCCCGCTGCATTGGGAGGAGTTGGCGCTTAACAAAGATAAAGTGCCCCTCGATCCCCAATATGACATTTACATTCAGCGGGAAGCGCGCGGCGAATTGCTTTTTGTCACGCTCCGTGAACTCGGGACACCCGTCGGCTACTTTATCGGCTTTATTGCTCCGGGCTTACACTATCGCACTTGCCTTACCTGCACCATGGATATTTTCTATGTGCATCCTGCAAAGCGTGGAGGCCGCGGGGGCATCAAGCTCTTCAAGTTCGTCGAGAAAGAATTGCGTCGCCGTGGGGTCGACCGTTGGTTCGTGGGCTCAAAATGCCACGCCGACGCCAGTTGGCTTTTTGAAATCCTGGGGTTTGACCGCGTCGAGGTCTATTACTCCAAGTGGTTAGGAGACTGATATGGTTGCCGCAGCCGTCGTTGGGGCCGCCGTTGTCGGCGGCGTCATGTCCAGTTCTGCACAATCTGACGCGGCCCAAAGTGCCGCCGACGCTCAGATGAATTCGACCAATGCGTCGATTGCTGCTCAACAACAGCAATTTGCCGCAATGAAAGAGCTTTTGAAACCCTACGCCGACGCAGGAGTGGGGTCGCTCAAGAATCAGCAAGATATGTTGGGGCTCAACGGGAACGATGCGCAAGCCGCTGCCCTCAAGTCCCTGCAGAACTCTTCGCAATTTGCCGCCCTCTTCCAACAAGGAGAAAACGCCATTTTGCAGAATGCCTCGGCTACTGGCGGACTCCGCGGCGGCAACACGCAAGCGGCCTTGGCTCAATTCCGGCCCAATCTCTTGGCCCAAATGATTAACGACCAATACTCCCGCCTTGGGGGAATAACGTCGATTGGCCAGAATGCGGCGGCAATGTCCGGCAATGCGGGTATGCAATCCGCGACCAATATTTCCACCCTGTTGCAACAAGGTGGGGCCGCGCAAGCCGGCTTGGCATTGGCTCAAGGGCAAAGCCAAGCCAATATGTGGAATACGCTAGGGGGCGCGGTCGGCACCTATGCGGGTATGGGCGGCTTTGGGGGTACGGCGGTCAATCCGGCAACGACTAGCACGGTTGCAGGTTATGGAGGCTCAGGCCTGGGCAATGGCATTACAGGGAGCATGTTCTAAATGGACCCGATCAACTATCAAATTGCCGTTAAATCCCCCATGGAGGCCGCGCTTCAGGGTTTCCAAGGGGGCTTGGCCATCAAACAGGCCCTCCAGCAACAGGCCCTCCAGCAACAGGCCCTCCAGCAACAACAGCAAATGCAAGCGGACCTGGCCAACCTCGCCAGCAACCCCAACGCCGGGGCCAAAGATTACGCGGGGATGATGACGAAATACCCGCAATTGGCGGACCATTTCAAGAAGTCTTGGGACGTGCTGAGCGCCGACCAGCAACAAGCCAAGCTCAGCCATTCCGTGCAGGTCTACAGTGCGCTGCAGGCCGGAAAGCCGGAGATTGCGGTCGACCTTCTTAACAGGCAGGCGGAAGGCTTCAGGAATTCCGGTCAGCAAGACGACGCGGAGGCCGCCCGCCGCTTGGCACAATTTATCCAAGGTGCTCCCGACCAAGCCAAGACGACCGCAGGGCTTATGCTCTCGTCAGTCATGGGGCCGGATAAATTCGCGTCTACCTTCTCCACGCTCGGGGATCAACAGCGGGCGCAAGAGGTACAGCCGGCCAACGTGGCAATCAAGAATGCGGAGGCTGTCACCAAGACAGCAGAGGCCCGCAACACGCCGCAACGCCTGGCGCTGGAAAGCCAATACAAGGGCGCGCAAATCCGCGACATTGACAGCAA